AAAATGGATCAAGCAAAGATGGACACTAGGTCTAAAGGAATGAAGGTTGTTAAAAATAGCAAGAAGTATTAATAATGGCCTCTAGAGTGAATAAAGAGTCTATGGCTTGCAATAAGCCTAGGAAATCTCCTAACCCTAATAAGAAGAAAGTCGTAAAGGCTTGCGAGGGAGGACAGGAGAAGATTATTCATTATGGTTCTGCAGGCTATGGTCATAACTATAGTGCTGCTGCTAGAAAGAGCTTTAAGGCCAGACATAAATGTGGTACTGCTAAGAGTAAGTTAACTGCAAGATATTGGGCCTGTAAGGATTTATGGGCTGGCAAGGGTGGAGACACACAGAGTTCTCCTAAGTCAAGACAAGGAAAATACTAGTTATGTATATTATGAAAAATCATAGAGGTTTAGGAGACACTGTAGAGTCTATCACGAAGGCTACAGGTATAAAAGCTGTTGTAGAGGCTGGCGCAAAAGTTTTAAAAAAAGACTGCGGCTGTAGTCAAAGAAAAGATAAATTAAATAAAATGTTTCCATATGGGAAGAAGTAAAACGTCCAAGTATTATGCCGAGAACCCTGAGGCTGCTGAGAAGCGCAGGGAGTATCAGAGAAAGCTCAACAAGACTGAAGAGCAAAAGAAATATAGAGCTGAACATCAAAAAGAAAGAAGAAGGAGAGGTATTGATGGTAAGGGAGGAGACGATGTTAGTAAGAAAAAAAATGGTAAATTTGTACTTGAGAGTCCTTTTAAGAATAGGGCTAGAAATGGTGCTAACGGAAAAAGTACGAAAAAATAATAAAAGATGGCGAATTTAAAATTACAAACAAGCAGAGCTTTAGCAGTAACTCCAAGTAATACTGATAATATCCAATACCCTGGAGACCTTACTGCTGCTCCTAACCGAGCTAATTGGGCATGTGTTCTTTATATAGGTGGTGCTGGAGATGTTAAGGTTACAACTGCTGGTGGTGACGACATTGTTTTAGTTGGTTTAGCTGCTGGGACTTTTGTTCCTGTAAATGTTGTTAAGGTATGGCTTACAGGCACTTCAGCTACCAACATAGTAGCTCTATGGTAGTATGTCTATAGCTATATCAATATCAAACAGCGTAAAAGGATCTTTGATCCCAGGCGGAGGCGTAACGCCTTTTGTTAATGAGTATTCCTTGAGCTTTGATGGTGTCTCAGATTATGCACTGGGCGGTTCTACATTCAGCACATTGAATGGAGCTACAAAAATGAGTTTATCTTGCTGGGTGAAACCTACATTGAATTCAATTGATGAAGTGATAAGCTGTGGATATGCAAGTGGAGTCTTATTCCAATTAAGAATTTACAATACAGGAGTTGTAAGATTTCAATTTAACACTACAAGCTTTTACACTACAACAGGAGCAGGCGCAATTTCTGCTAATGTATGGAGTCATATATTAATTTGTATTGATAAGACACTAGGCACAAGCGCAGAAAGAGGACGCATTTTTATTAATGGAGTTGAGAATCAATCTAATAATTTGAATACCGTTGCAATGGGAACAGCAACCACCCCTTTATATATTGGAGTAGGTTATGGAATTACAAATCCTTATGAAGGATTAGTGGATGAGGTTGCAATTTGGAGTGGAACGGATTTAAGAAGTGAATCAAGTTCTATCTATAATGGAGGCGTTCCTTTTGATCTTGCTACTTATTCAACAGTCCCAGATCATTATTATAGAATGGGAGATGGAGATACTTGGAAAGAAAATTTGTTTTTACGTTCAAATGATTTTACGAATGCTTATTGGGCAAAATCAAATGTAACTTTAACACCAAATGCAATTGATTCACCAATAGGAACTTTAACTGCTACTAAATTAGTTGAAACTGCTGTAAGTGGTATACATTTAGTTCAAAAGGGTTCAACGGCTGTGCCTTTGCCTATAACTAGGAATGCATCTATATATTTAAAAGCAGGAGAAAGAACACAAGTTTATCTTGATTATAATTTTGGCTTTGGATATAAAAACACAATAGTAGATTTAAGTAGTGGTAGCATTGTTTCTAGTACATTCACAAACACTCCAACATTAACAGATCAAGGAGATGGATGGTATAGATTCGACTATTATGAAACAAATACGAGCACAAGTGTGACTCCTTTAAGAGTGTTTATATATAATGGTGGAATATCTTATTTAGGTGATGGCACAAGTGGGGTTTATATTGCTGGAGCTCAATGGGTGGATAGTACTGAAGTAGGTAATTATGTAGAAACAACAACAAGCGTACTCCAAAATTGGACATTGAGTGATAATGTTGGGGCTTATGATTTAAATTCTGTATCAATGCCAGAGGAGGCGAGACTTCCAATATCTCCAAACTCATATAGTCAATACAGCTTTGTATTTGATGGAATTGGAGATTATATATATGCTGGGACATCATCTCTTGGAATCACTGGGGCAATCTCAGTCTCTGCATGGGTAAAAATACCGACAACAAATACAGGAGGTGTATCTTCGCCTTATATTCAAGTCATTGCTTGTGAGGACAATACAAGTGGAGGTCAAAGAAATTGGAATTTATACTGGAGAGGTACTGGATACAATTATTTTGCTTGGATTATTCATCACACAAATTTGTCAATTTCATCAGTTACAAGTATAGGCGTAGTTCCAAATGATGGACAATGGCATCATTTGTTAGGCACGTTTGATGGCACAACAAATGTCAATGGAATTAAATTATATGTTGATGGAGTATTAAATAATCAAGCAACTGCATTAAGTACTGGAGTAAATTCTTATGCAACTACTGAAGCAACCATAGGAGCAACTACTGGTGGTGGTAGTTGGAGATTAGAGGGAACTATTGACGAGGTTGCTGTTTGGAATACTGACCAAAGCTCAAACATATCAACTATTTATGGGAATGGAGTTCCAACAGATATCTCTTCACTTTCTCCATTAAGTCATTGGAGGATGGGTGAGAATGCAACTTGGGATGGAGCTAATTGGACATTGACAGACCAAGGTAGTGGAGGCAATGATGCAACAAGTGTTTCAATGCCAGAGGAGGCAAAAACAGGAGATCAACCTTATGTAATATAAAAAAATAGAAATTATGCACAATTATCCAGCAGATTATAAATATGGAATCATTCTAACAGCAGATATGGGAGGAGTGGACTTCTCTCAAGTATATCCAAAAGATTCAAGTCAAGTAAGATACTCACTGGATGGGACTCAGTTTGTAATCAAGTGGGATGAGGATCATGAGCCAACATTCATCACTGATGGGACTGTCACTCCAGCATCTATATTGTCTCACTCAGATTGTTTGGTATTGATGAGCACTCCAGAATGGAGCTCACCTGATGAGTAAGCATGTTTAAAGTAATTCCATATATATTTTTAATAGTATTAATTATATCTTGCAGCCCTCAAACAAGATTTAATAGACTCATTAAAAAACATCCAGAACTACTTACAAGTGACACTTTAATTATACATGATACTATAAGAGATACTATTATTATTGAAATACCAAAAGTTGAAGTAGACACATCTTTTCATATTGATAGCATATATGACACTGTTTATATAGAAAAAGAAAGACTTAAAATAAAGATAGTTAGAAAGTTAGATAGTATCTATGTTGACGGAAAATGTGATACTATATATATAGAAAGGCCTTACGAGAAAATTATAGAAAGAAAGATCCCTATAAAGTACTATGAAAAGAAGCGTTGGTACGATAAGTATAAATACTTAATTCTGATTTTTTTATTAACTTTACTTATTATATATATAAGTAAAAAGAAAAAATGAAAACAAAAATAATCCTTGGCTCATTCTTGGCAGTATTAAGTCCAGTTAAACCAATGATATACATAGCTTTGTTATCTATTTTTATTGACACTGCATTTGGTATATGGCGTAGTGTTAAGAAGGGTGGATGGAAAGCGATTAGATCTAGAAGATTATCACATACAATTTCAAAGTCATTACTTTATTCACTAGCTATAACATTTGTTTATTTGATAGAGAAGTTCATAGCTGCTGATTTGGTTGCACATTTTATATCTATTGAATTAATTATGACAAAGGTTGTTGCGCTAGGATGTGTTTTTGTTGAGATATTATCTATAAATGAAAGTTATAAAGATGTTACAGGGGTAAATATATTAAAATCTCTACGTTCTTTTGTTACAAGAGCAAAAGAAGAAGCATCAAAAATAACAAAATGAAAACAGTGTTGATGATAATGTCTATATTAATATCATCAACAATAATTTTAATTCTTATATCCTATGTTATTAGATCTAAAAAAAATTAACCAACAACCATTGGACTTTGATGAATATATCAGAGAGAAGCACGAAAAAACTCAAATAGTACTCCATCACACTGCTGGTAATTCATCTGGAGTAAATACAATCAGACACTGGAATAATGACAAGAGAGGAAGGATTGCAACTTGTGTCACAATATCTGGAAAAGGTAGTAGTAAAAACAGTTATGATGGGGAGATTGTTCAGGCATTTAGCTCCAGATATTGGGCTTATCATTTGGGATTGAAATCAGACGTATTCAGATCCTTTGGGTTGCCATATAAAAGCATTGATAGAATATCAATTGGAGTGGAGATATGCAACTGGGGGTCATTAGAAAAGCGTGGAGATAAGTTCTATAACTATGTGAATAGAGAAGTTCCTTTAGACCAAGTATGCGAACTAGATGAGCCATATAAAAGAAGAAAATACTATCATAAATATACGGATGCACAAATTGAATCAGTTAGACAGTTACTTGTATATTGGAATAAAGTTTATAACATTCCTTTAGATTATATTGAGGAAAACATGTGGGATTTATCAAAAGATGCTTTGAGCGGAAAGCCTGGAGTATATACTCATAATAGTTATAGAAAAGACAAGAGTGATATTTCACCTCAGCCAAAAATAATTAAAATGTTATCCGAATTATGAAAAAACAAAAAGAAGGACAGGCTTTCGAAAAAAAGTTTATTAGTAGGCCAGGTATTCATGCAAAAACAAAACAGTCAAGCTTAAAATCAAGTAAGCTATATCGAAAGGCATACAGGGGTCAAGGAAAATAACTATATTTGTAAAAAGAAATCATGGCAAAAATAAATTCATATTCTACAGCGACACCAGCATTAAATGATTTATTGTTAGGTACAGATAGTGATGCTGCTAATGCAACTAAAAACTTTACGATAGAGTCATTAAAAGATTTTATCATATCTTCTACTGTCCCAACTACCGCATCTGATCCTGGTACTGCTGGCATGTTGGCATATGATGCTGACTATTTATATGTATGTATTGCCACTGACACTTGGAAAAGAGTAGCTATAGCTACCTGGTAATATATAAATTAAAATAAAATAAAATGAAAAAATTAGATCAAAAGGATCTTGACAATCTTGTTGAATCAAACAGACGTTACAGAGATCTTAAATTCGAAATCGCTGATATAGAAATGACATTCGAGCGATTAAAAAATCAAAAAATCAGTATTATGGCTAACCTTGAAGTTGCTGCTCATGATTTATCAAAATTACAGGGAGAGATTCAAGAAAAATATAAGGCCAATAATATAAATCTAGCTACAGGTGAATATAATTAGAAAGATAGGCGTAGGTCCAGACTATATGAAGTGTATGAACTATTCTATAGGCCAGGAGGTGCTAAATAGGCAATATGTCATACATCATATTAAGGCTACTAATGAAGGCTATGAAGTTTGGATAAAGAAAGATGATGAGATTGTATGTTGGAAGAATTTTTCTATATCTATGCCTGTATCTTTAGAATATAAAATAGATTTTTAAATGAAGTCTCCATATTGCTTTATCATCAAGGCTGCTGATGGGAGGCGATATGATAATATCAGAAATTACGAAGGTAAAGAGTTTATCATAAGTTCCTCTCAAGAAGATCATAAAACATCTAACAGATTTGCTACTGTTATATCTACCCCTATATATTATGACGGACCTATAAAGGCTGGTGATAGTATTGTTGTTCATCATAATGTTTTTAAATTCTATTATGATATGAAGGGAAGATTAAAGAGCAGTTGGCATCATTTAATGGATGATTATTTTATAGTAGAGAAAGAACAAATATATTTATATTCAAGTGACAATAAATTATGGGAAGCTCCTTCTCCATATTGTTTTGTAAGACCCATCCCCTCTGAAGATAAAATGTTCAGTTCGACATCGGGACTAGAAGAGCTTTGGGGGGAGCTGGTCTTTAGTAATAAAGATCTGCCAGAGGCATCTGAGGGTGATCTTATTTCGTTTACTCCAGATAGTGAATATGAGTTCAATATAAACAATGAGATTTTATATAGAATGTATAACAGGAACATATGTCTAAAAAAATAGAAATACTTGAAGCTGCAAAAGTTGCTATAGATGAACTTATAAAAGTGCTAAAAGAGCCTATAATAACACATATGGAGGCAGATGTGACAGCTGATAAATTAAAGAATGCTGCTTCAGCTAAGAGATTAGCTTTTGAAGATGCATTATCTATGCTTCAAAAGATTGAGCAAGAAGAGAATGAACAGAAACCAGCTGTTGAGGTTACTATTGGAAATAAAGGTTTTGCAGAAGGAAGAGCTAAAGGTGGGAAATAGTCTATACAATATCGTTGAAAATCATGTACCTATACAGGCATTAACATATAGAAACAATAACAAAAAATGGGAGTATGGGTATGATGAGAAATATGATATTGTTGTAATATCTAAAGACGGTACTATTGGCGAAATATATAATATAAATAATGTTAAAATAGCTCTACCGTTAACGCCTGGCAATATAGACGACAAACAAAACAAATGGTTGCCAGAAGAATATCCTCAAGAGTTAAAAAAACTTAAAACAGTATTTGATTGGAACAGGAAAGATAATGAGTTTAAGTCAAAATATGTTGATCTCATAGAAAGAGAGTTTGACAGAAGGGATGGTGGACATTGGTTTATGAATAATGGTAAACCAACATATATGACAGGTGCTCATTATGTTTATTTGCAATGGACCAAAATAGATATAGGACTACCTGAATTTAGAGAGTCAAATAGAATTTTCTATATATATTGGGAAGCATGTAAGGCTGACAAAAGAGCGTTTGGTATGTGTTACCTAAAGAACAGACGTTCTGGTTTTTCATTCATGGCTTCATCTGAGGCTTGTAACACTGGTACTATAGTAAGGGACTCTAGGATAGGTATACTATCAAAGACTGGTAGTGATGCTAAAAAAATGTTTACCGATAAAGTTGTTCCTATAGTCAGGAATTATCCATTCTTTTTTAAGCCTATACAGGATGGTATGGACAATCCAAAGACTGAGTTGGCATTTAGGGTTCCAGCTAGTAAGATCACTAGGAGAAATATGGATGAAGAAAAGACTGATGACATACAAGGACTTGACACTACTATTGACTGGAAGAATACTGCTGACAATAGTTATGATGGGGAGAAGCTATTATTATTAGTACACGATGAAAGTGGTAAGTGGGAGAAGCCTGAAAATATATTAAACAACTGGAGAGTAACAAAGACATGTCTACGGTTAGGTGCTAAAGTTGTTGGTAAATGTATGATGGGTTCAACATCAAATGCATTACCCAAAGGAGGGCAGAACTTTAAAGATTTATATAACGATAGTCTGCCTGAAAAAAGATCTGCCAATGGACAAACTAAAAGTGGTTTATATTCTTTATTTATTCCTATGGAATGGAATGTTGAAGGGTATATAGACGAGTATGGTCATCCAGTATTTGAGGATCCGTCTAAACCAGTTAAGGGTATTGATGGAGAAATGATAACTCAAGGTGTTATAACTTGGTGGAAAAATGAGGTAGAAGCCTTAAAATCTGATGCTGATGCTTTAAACGAATTTTATAGACAATATCCAAGAACAGAGTCTCACGCATTTAGAGATGAGTCTAAGCGATCTTTGTTTAATTTGACTAAGATATACCAGCAAATAGATTATAATGACTCTCTAATAAAAGAAAAGGTATTAACAAGAGGTTATTTTCACTGGAAGAATGGAGAGAAAGATACAGAGGTTATTTGGACACCAGATCCAAAAGGAAGATTTATTGTATCTTGGATACCTGACAAAAGGCTAAGAAATAAAAAAATAAATAGAAATGGAAAGTTTTATCCAGGAAATGAAGCGTTGGGAGCTTTTGGATGTGACCCTTATGATATTTCTGGTGTCGTTGGTGGTGGAGGCTCTAATGGTGCTTTGCATGGCGTTACTTCGTTTCATATGGAAGAAGCTCCAACGAATGAGTTCTTTCTTGAATATATAGCAAGACCACAGACAGCAGAGATATTTTTTGAAGATGTTCTAATGGCATGTGTGTTTTATGGCATGCCAATACTTGCAGAGAACAACAAAGCTAGACTTTTATATCATTTTAAAAATAGAGGATATAGAGGATATTCAATGAATAGACCTGACAAACATAAAAATAGATTATCAAAAACAGAAATAGAGATAGGAGGAATACCAAATTCATCCGAAGATGTCAGACAAGCTCATGCTTCTGTTATAAATACATATATAGAAGAGCATGTTGGTTTTGATGTTGAAGGCACATATAGAGATCCTGATGTTATAGGGTCAATGTATTTTAGTAGAACTCTTGAAGATTGGGCTAGGTTTGATATAAGTAATAGAACAAAACATGATGCTACAATAAGTTCTGGACTTGCGTTAATGGCTATAAAAAGATATATGTTTACCCCTGAAGTTAAAGAATCAAAAATAAGTATTAAATTTGTAAGATACGACAATAGTGGTAATAGGAGCCAAATAATTAAATAATGCAAAGTAAACCGTCAGTAGTAATTTACCCAGGACAGTTTCCTAATGCCCTTGTTCCTGACGAGCAGAAGCTTACAATGGAATATGGGCGTAGTGTTGGAAAGGCCATAGAGGGTGAATGGTTCAAGAGGAAAAACAATACATGTAGGTTTTATGACCAGTGGGGAGAGTACCACCGACTAAGACTTTATGCTAGAGGTGAACAGCCTGTTCAAAAATATAAAAATGAATTAGCTATTAATGGCGATATGTCAATGCTAAATCTTGACTGGACTCCTGTACCTATTATTCCTAAATTCGTAGATATTGTCGTTAACGGTATGAATGACCGTTTATTTAAGGTAAAAGCTGAAGCTCAAGATGTAATGTCCGCAGAAAAGAAAAGTCTATTCCAAGACATGATAGAAGCTGATATGATTGCTAAAGAATTTTTAGAGATTACAAAAGAACAATACGGTATCGATGCATACAATGTAAATCCAGACGATTTACCTGAAGATGAGCAAGAACTATCATTATACATGCAACTTAAATATAAACCATCTATAGAGATAGCTGAGGAAGTAGCTATAGATACTATATTTAAGATGAATGACTATATAGAAACAAAAAGATTGTTTGACTATGACATGACAACATTAGGCGTTGGAGTTCTTAGACATACTTTTTTATCTAATGATGGTGTAAAAATAGACTATGTTGATCCAGCAAATTGGATTCATAGTTATACAGAGAAAAATGATTTTTCTGATTGTTATTATTTTGGAGAAGTAAAACAGGTTCATTATACAGAGCTCTTAAAGATAAATCCAAATCTAACTAAAGAAGAACTTCAAGAAATTAAAAATTCAAGTTCTGCATGGTACGATCATTTTCCTATAATAAGACAATATCAAGACGATGCGTTTTTAAATGAAGTAGTTACATTATTATATTTCAACTATAAAACGGATATGCGTTTTGTTTGGAAAAAGAAACTGCTTGAAAACGGAGGAGAAAGGGTTATTCAAAAAGACGAAAACTTCAATCCTCCTATGGAAGAAGGCATGATGTTTGAAAGAATAGAAGCTGTTAGGGATACATGGTATGAAGGTATTCTTGTTGCTGGAACAAACATAATGATTCAGTGGCAAATGATGGAAAACATGGTTAGACCTAAGTCTGCTACTCAAAAAGCTCTACCAAACTATATAGCATATTCACCTAGAATGTATAAAGGCAATATAGAGTCTTTAGTTCGAAGAATGATACCCTTTGCTGACCAGATACAACTGACACACTTAAAACTTCAGCAGGTAATGGCTAGAGTTGTTCCTGATGGTGTATTTATAGATGCTGATGGAATTAATGAAGTTGATCTTGGAACAGGAGCAGCATACAATCCAGAGGATGCATTAAAGTTATACTTTCAAACTGGTAGTATTATTGGTAGGAGCTACACTCAAGATGGTGAATTTAATAATGCTAGAATACCTATACAGGAATTAAACACAAACAACGGTCAGGCTAAGATGAGTGCGTTAATAAACGTATACAACTATAATCTTAATATGATAAGAAATGTAACAGGTATAAATGAAGCTAGAGATGCCTCTACTCCAGATCCTGATGCTTTAGTAGGTGTACAAAAGTTAGCGGCATTAAATAGCAATACAGCAACTAGACATATCCTTAGAGGTGGTCTTAATGTAACAAAGAGAATGGCAGAGTGTATATCTTTGAGAGTTGCTGATATATTAGAATATGCAGATTTTGCTGAAGAATTTGC